GGCTAATTAATTATGGAGAAAATAAACCAAAGACTCATACTTTTACTAAGAAGCTATATCATAATAATTAGTAGTATAATAATGATAATAGTAAATGACAAATGGAATTAATATAATTAGGAGGTGTATAAAAGATATGAAATATCATGATTTAGTCAAACCAAGTTTTGAAGTCAATTTTTGGCTCAAACATTTTCGTGGTATGGATGATGAGATGGCTAGAAGCTATGAGGCCTTTTTGATGTCACCATTAAATGATACAATGTTTTTTAGTGATACATGTGAATGGTATGAGGACGATTTCATTGATTGTACATCAGTAGTAGAATCTTTAACTGAAAAAACTAATAATATGGATATACATATTGAGGGAGCTGAAATTGAAGGTATTGAAATTGAAAATATGTTATGAAAATATTAATATTATTAGATAAAAATAGAGAGGGAAATTTTAGATTTCCCTCTCTATTTTCTTTTCATGTACTGTTTTATGTTTGTAGATGAAGCGCTCCATTCTCTAACTAAAGCTCTAGAGAAATCTACAAACATTCTAAATTGTTCTCCAGCTTCACCATCACGATTCTTAAAAACGTAGATGACACTATTATTATTTGCATTATCAATAGGAGTTGCGTTAATAGTTACTCCACAATCAACTATTCTTGCAATGCCATATGATTCAGCAATAAATTCTTCAGTCAAAATACCGCCTGATTCAAGCTTTTCAATTGCTGATCTATTTAACTGTGTAGCAGTTATAACTGGTATATCAAATTCTATCCCAAGATTTCTTAATTGTTGATATATAGTATCTAATTCAAATCGCCTATCATTATATTTATGAGTAGATCGCATAATATCAGCATAATCTACTATCAAAACATCAGGAACAAATTTTTTAACCGTCTCTAAACGTTTAATGAAAGTAGATATATCTGTTGCCGAAGCTAAACCAGATGGATACCTTTTTATAATAAGTTTACCTATATGATTATTTAATAGTTCTTTTATTTTTGTATTTGCTTTAGGAGTTTTTAGTTCGTCTTTAGTTAATCCTAATAACCTCATATCATATCGTTGTGTAGTTATTTCTTCAGACATTTCTAATGAAATATGTAACACATTTTTCTTTTGCAATAATATATTAGCTCCAGCATTTATTAAATACATTGATTTACCACTATGCGCAGGACCCATAAATGTAAATAATTCACCGGCACCATATCCACCAAATATTTGATCAAATTTACTCCATCCAGTAGATATTCTTCTAATTTCATTATCTTCTTTTCTTCTCATCCATCTATTTAATATTTCTTCATCATTATATACATCTACACCAAAATCATCTAAAGCAGCACCCACCATTAAAGCTTTTTCAATTCTATCTTTGACATTTAGGTGTTTTTTAATATCACCTAAATCATCAAGTGATTCAACTACTGCTCTTTTCAGTGCTTGACAACTAATAAAATTTCTTACACTTTCTTCAATATATTTTAGAGTAGAATTACTAATTTTTTCAGCATCATATATTTCACTAATTGTGTCTTTTAAGGTATCAGAATGATAATATTTTTCAACTATATCAAACAGAACTTCTTTAGTAGGTATACCACGGTATTCATTATAAAATTTCTGTATTCCTTTAAATATTTCACCATATTCTCTTATTTCAAAATTATCAGGACTGGTTAATACACCTAAATGTTCAAATATCTTAGGTTCTTGAACCATTGCAATAATAATTTGTTTTTGAAATTCAGGAGAAAATGAAAATGTTTCTGGATTCCATCCTATTATACCAGACATTAGAGTTTAAACTCCTTATAAATTTTAATTTGGTGAACTACCCACTTATAGAAATAGGCGACTTCTGTTGATGTTTATGTTAAAATAAAAGGTATATTTAAGTTATATTATGAAAATTTAGTTAATAGGTTTTCAAAAGTAATATCACTTTCATCCATTTTTTTTATAATATTTGCAAATTCAGGTTCAAATTCCCCAGGAAATATTTCTAATATCTCAATAAAACTTAGATTCGGATTTAAATTCTTAAGCCTAAATAAACTGTTTATATTGCTTTGTAATGAAGGAATCAGACGATGATAATCTTCAGATTTTTTAAGGGCCAAACGTTTATTAATTTTAATACTTGAAATTTCTTTAGCTTTAAATTTATCATACATACTAGACATTTTTGTTGAAAAAATTACATTTGATAGTGGAATTTTACGATCAGTCATATTAATATGTACTGCAATTTCTGGCCAATTTCGAATCATTACATCAATATAATCATTAATATCATCAATATTTACATTTTCAAGAAAATTTATTATTTGTTTCCATATAGGATTTGAATTTAAATATTCTTTTATGGTAATATATTTTTTAGGTATATTTTTCAAATCAGTTTTTGGTATTGCAATTTTACCTACAAAACTCTTAGTATAACGAAATAATGTTTTATTATATGTATTAATAATTTTAGCTATAGTTAACAATTGCAACTTATCTTTATTGTTATATATGGATGAATATTTACTTTTTATCTCCATATTTGAAGTGCCTCTCATATGTTAAATATTGTATTAGTTCTATTAAATCATTAATATCAAAATAATTTACAAGATTTTCTTTCTTTAGATTCTTTTTTACAAAATTTCTTATAAACCCAATGGCTCTATTAGATAATTTACCATCAAATGATTCTGGCTCAGAATCAATAATTGTTGGATAGTTTAATTTAATCCAACATAATATATTATTTAACGAAATAAATAATGATTCAAGAATAAATTTATATATTCTATAATTTGAAATCTTATTAGTTTTATTTTTATAATAATATGAAAAATCAAATGTTACTCGAGGTTCATATTTTAAATCTAATATTAAATTCTTTAATATTTCAGGGTTATCTAAATAAAATTGAATAGATTCTTTTAGGTATGTAATATATTTATAAATAATATATATGCTAGTATTAATATCTAAAACAACATTTTTCATTTTAGGATTTAACTGTAATAAATCCTCCGTTATAGTAAAATCCTCAATAATTTTATCACTATTATTTAGACCAATTTTAATTGCTATATCATCTTCAACTTCTTCAGATGGATTTTTAACTAAATCGGTATATATTAACTCTTTGTTTCTAATTTTTCTAAATTTAGAATGATATTTAATCAAAGTATTCTTAACTATTCGATTAATATATGCAAATAATCGGCCCTTGTCAGGATCGTAATTTTTTAATGATTTTAATAATTCATACATACACTCAGAAATAACATCATCACGATTATTTTTAATATAATAATTATAACTAAATTCTTTGTTAATCATACCATTTATTAAAATATTTAATACAGGCGTAATTTTAGTAAAAACTAATTCATCACCAGTAACCCTATATAAATAAATTAAATCTAACATTTCTTTTTCAACAAAATAATTTGATTTGGAATTAGATCTAGATCTAGATTTAGATTTTTGTTTTGTTAACATTAATAAAACCTCCACTCAGTCCTGGATAATGACTAAGTATATTATACCACAAAATTTCTAGTTGTAAACTGGTTAAAATAAATAAATTTCAAGGACATAATGTAAACCATATTAGATTATTTTGTTAATATTAATAAAACCCCACTCAAAAACCCAACTCAAAAACCACACTCAGTCCTGGATAATATCTGAGTGTATTATACCATAAAATTTTTGGTTGTAAACTGGTTAAAATAAATAAATTTCAAGGACATAATGTAAACCATGTTAATTAATAATATATCATAATATATTAAATCTTAATATCATAAATTGTATGAAAAAGATTTAATAGTAAGATTTTTATATACAATTTATCCGGAACCGATAAATTGATAAGTTAAATAATATAAGGTTCTAAGATACAAGATCTTAATATAAGACTTCTAAGATTCTAGGATATAATAATATATAACTTCTAAGATTCTAAGATATAATAATATATAATAATATATTGATAAGTTAAATAATATAAAATTCTAGGATATAAAGTATCTAGATATGTCAAAAAGATCTTAAGATCTTTTTGACATCTTGAACTCAAGATCTAGATCTTGAGTTCAAGATCAGGATAATTCAATAAATTATATATTCTAGGAGATATATTTTAAAATGCTAGATTTTATTAAATAAAATATAAAAATATAACAAGGAATATGAAATTTAATTGAAAATTAATATAATAAAATTTTTAAAG